GCGTACAGACTGCGCCAAGGGCATCCAGGGCAATATTTTTTCCTGTATTTTTCTCCGGGGGGATATTTGAGGGAGAGAGTCTTACTTTTAGCTGGCTGAAGAAGGGAGGTATCCATGGCAACTGTAACCAAGTATCCTTTAAGTAATGCGCTTATAACCACTGGTTGGACCAATCCAAACAATGCACATGTCGACGATACCTCCTTTGCAACTGCCGCTCCGGCAAAGAACTCCTCAATTGTTACAGACTATTATAATTTTGCTTTTGGCATTCCAGCTGGATCTACAATCAATTCGGTGACGATGTATGTTAGATATAAATCAAGCGTAACCACTTCTACTGGTGCTCAACTACGTTTTCAAGCAATTCTTGATACAACGTTGCGTGGCACGCAAAGCGCAAACGGTATGTCGTTAGCAGAAGTTGAAGTCAACACCAATCTTTGTGGCACGTGGACAGAATCCGAACTGAATGATAACACACAGGCTGGTGGCTTTAAAGTTCGTCTGACTGGTTTTCGAAGTTCTAGTAATACCGCCATCACCTGGTCCGTTGACTACATCAAAGTGGTTGTGGACTATACGGCTCCAGTTGAAAATTATACCGGATCAATTGCGGTTACAGCGGCATCGGCCGTCACGGTTGAAGGAACAAAGAAAACCTCAGGCTCAACTTCTACTTCATCCGTATCAGCCCTAACTGTTTCTGGCAAGACTAACCGAACTGGTAGTAACTCCACTTCATCTGTATCAGCCGTAACAGTAGCTGGCAAGACTAATCGGTCAGGAAGCAATTCTACCTCAGCAGTATCAGCCGTCACAGTAGCTGGTAAAAAGAACGGTCTAACGGAAATATCTACATCAGCAATTTCTAGTGTAACTGTAACTGTTGCTAACAAACAGGTAGCCTCTGCTATAGCCGTCTCAGCAATTTCTGATGTAGTTCTCTCGAGCAATAAGAATGGACAGAGTTTAATATCCACATCTTCAACTTCTGATATCACCTCAGCTGGTAAGAAAAATGGAATTGGCATACTTGATGTGTCTTCCTCCTTAACGGTCGACGTCTCAGGAGCTAAAGACAACTATAACAAATCTGGTACGGTATCAACCAGCGCAATAATTTCCATTGACACAACTGGTTTAAAATCAGCCCGCGATTCTCCGACTACGTCGGCATCTTCCGAGGTGGTCACCTCTGGAAAGAAGACGGCGATTAGTTCTGTTGAGATCTCAAATCCATCCACGGTTACAACTGATGGAACAAAATCAATAACTCAACTTATCAATGTTGAGTCTCTATCCAGCACGAGTGTTTTGGGATCGAAGCAAACAAGTGCAACAATTGGATCCTCGGCCATCACAGACATCAATATTGTTGGTAAGAAATCTTCAAGTTCCAGTATCCTTACTTCAGCCGAACCAGTCATAACAGCTATCGGATCAAAGCAAAATAGTTCTGTGGTAGTTATCTCCAGTTTGACTGAGGTTTTAACTACTGGCTTTAAAGACTCAAGCAATGCTATTACTATTGCTCATCCGATAACCATCAATACTAATGGATTAAAGAAGATCACATCCGACATCACAAGCTCTGCAATTGAGGCCGTTCTTGTTAATGGTCGAAAGAATGTTAGCTCACCAATATCAATTACTTCAATCTCCGAGATCACAGTGATTGGTGATCGTGATAAAGGTGCTGTTATTCAAGTTGTTGCTGAAACTAATGTCAGCGTTACCGGTCAAAAAGCAACAAATGAAATTATTGAGTTGTCATCCGAATCGGCCATCAATGTTCTCGGTCTAAAGAATGCAAGTTCTAACATTGCAACGGATGCACAATTCAATATCAACGTTATAGCTGGCGAACAAGTACCGATTGATAAAGAAGGATCTTTTGATCTGGCCACCTTATCAGATGTCACAGTTATCGGTCAAAAACAAATTAGTACATCGATTGAGATTGTCCACACAAGTGCTGTTAACCTATCCGGATTCAAAAAGGCTTTTGGAATTATTGCCGTTACAGGTATCTTCTCCATCTCAGTTGGTGTTCCGACAGAAGGGGTTGAACTCTGCAAACCATATTTGTTCACGGTCGAGTTAAATGCTATCCATTTGTATACTCATGAGTTACGACCAATTTATGAGTCCACGGTTATATTCGGTCCGACTGAATCAACAACTGAGCCAACCTCAGTCAATATCTTTACACGCGAACTAAATCCAATATACCAAAGAGTCTATACAAAGGAGGAATAAAATGATAAGGGCTTTAACTGGAGAGACAATAAAAGTTGGAGTTTATGTCAATATCCCAACACCAATAACTGTACCTCCAACCCCGCCAACTCCAGCCGATCTAACTCAAGCTGTAGCCAAGTTAGCGTTCAAAAATCTAGCCACTGGCAGTGAGGTTCTGAAGAAAGACGCTCTTATTGTTGGAAACTATGTCAGTGGTAGACTCGAGGGTAGTGAGACTCTCATTCCTGGTAAGTATATTTGCGAGATACGTCTCTGGATTGATGGTGAAGGAACCGAAGATGATGCCGATGGTATTCTTCGAGAAGTTATTTATCTAACCGATTCAGTATTAAAAGAACAAGAAGAAGGAGTATAAATTATGTCAGTAAAAGATACAGGAAAAAATATTGCCCTGGATGCCCTTGGCGCAGTCTGTACGCATCTGAGTTTGCACACCGGTTTCCCTGCCACAAGTGGTAATGAAGTAACTGGTGGAACGCCTGCCTATGCTCGTAAGGCTATTACTTTTGCCGCAGCTAATGCAGGCGCCAAAGCGCTTAATGGTACCATGCCAGTCTTTGACGTCCCACCGGGAACGACTGTTATGGCTGTTGGTTTTAATACTGCACTGACTCTTGGTACAATCCATGCCGATGATGATATTACCAATGAAACCTTTGCTGGACAGGGCACATATACCGTTTCTTCAGGTCAGATCAGTCTTACCTAATCAAAATGCTTAGGAGTGACTATCTAGGAGTCGAAGATGTGTCCGCAAATTCTCAGGTGTGGTGAGCCTGGGCTCCTTTCAAGCCTCTTCGGCTTCTAATTAGTCACTCCTAAACTATGGTAAAAGTATGGCAAAAGTCCTAAGAAAGGAGGTCTGACTTATTAGACCCAATAATAAAACTCAGGATAACTCGATAAGAAGACGACCTCCTGCAACGACACCCGAAGGAAGAGAAAATCAGATGATTGCATCAGCTATTGATTTAGCTGAAAAACAGCTTAGGAATGGCACAGCAAGCTCTCAAGTCATCACACACTTCTTAAAACTCGGCTCAACAACCGCCAAACTTGAGAAGGAAAAACTTGAGCTCGATAATGAGATGACTAAAGCCAAAACAGAATCAATTCGATCAGGTAAACGAATTGAAGAACTCTATATGAATGCTCTTAATGCTATGAAGACATATAGTGGACATCGTGGGGACGAAGACAATGATTAAAACCTACAAACAACTATCAAGATTGTTAACGTTTGAAGAGCGATTTGCATATTTAAAGTTGAGTGGTGGAATTGTCGGTGAATCAACTTTTGGCTTTGATCGCTATGTCAATCAGGTATTATATCACTCGGGAGAATGGCAAAGAACTCGTGATATTATGATAATTCGAGACGAGGCAAATGATCTTGGGATTGATGGTCGGGAAATTAAGAATGGTGTAATTGTGCATCACATTAATCCAATTACAATGGCAAATATTGAGAATGGTGATGACTGTGTGTATGACCCAGACAACCTAATCTGCACAAGTCATAATACTCATAATGCTATTCACTATGGTGATGCATCACGGCTAATTATTCTGCCTCGAGATCGAAAGAAAGGAGATACTACCCCTTGGAGAGCATATTAAATACGACTAAGAAATCATTAGGCATCACAATTGAGGATGAAAGTTTTGATACTGACTTAGTAATGCATATCAATTCGGCTTTAATGTCAGTTCAACAGCTGGGTATTGGCCCTATAAACGGATTCTTTATCACGGATGGAGACGATATTTGGGAAGATCTCCTAGGCGATCGAGTGGATCTAGAAGGGGTTAAACTCTATATAGCTCTCAAAACTCGTCTGTCTTTTGACCCTCCACAAAATAGTTTTCTCGTCGAAGCCATTAAAAATCAGTGTACTGAACTTGAATTCCGACTCAATATTCAAGCGGAAGGAGGACCTATCTAATTATGACCGATAAATCTATTACTATTAAGTATGCTACTGATGAACAACTCAGTGCCTTGCTCCAGAGACTTCGGGCTGAGAATGAAGTCCAGAATCTTATTCGTGAGATTCAAATCAAAAGTAAACCAAATCCTGAAGGGCCATACCCCCAATATGGTAGCCCAAATTATGAGGGAATTAGTACTGAAAAACCAGTTGATTCGATGTATCATTTTGGAATGCCGGGTCGATCTGGTCGATATCCCTTTGGTTCAGGGAAAAATCCATCCATTCCGCAACTCAAGATTAAACAAAAAACCTATGAAGTTGGTGCGACGACGGCTAAAGAATATGCTAATATTGCAGCACTTCGTGGTCGGAAAAAAGAAGAATATCTCTCAAACATGAAGCGTCGTGAAGCTAAAATGCTGACTGATGAGGAGCTTAAGGGTCTTGTGAGTCGACTTAATATGGAACAACAGTATCGAAATCTGACAACTAAAGACGTTGATGTTGGTAAGAATCGTCTGATGGACACCTTGACAGTTGTTGGAAGTATGATGACTATTGCGGCTGCTGGTGCCGGATTGGCTTTGACGGTTAGAGAACTTAGCGCAAAAACTAAGGCTGTAACCTAGAGGAGGCTATCATGGGCCTATCAAATACTGCAACACCAAGATATTATGGGTTGTTTCGAGCAGAGGTTCTCAAAGGTAACATACCGGTTTGCAAAGAAGTATCAATGGAAATGAATCGGATTGATGAATTGATCGCCAATCGAGGAATCTATTATGATGAATCGGCTATTGAAGGGTTTGTTGCTTTTTGTGAGAATGAACTAACATTGACTGATGGTGCAGATTTGGTGCTTCTTGATACATTCAAACTTTGGGCCGAACAAATCTTTGGTTGGTACTATTTTGTTGAGCGAAGTGTTTATGAGCCGAATGCTGATGGGCATGGCGGTAAGTATGTTCGCAAAATGATTAAGAAACGATTGATTAACAAGCAATATTTAATTGTTGGACGTGGTGCGGCCAAATCAATGTATGCATCATGTATCCAAAATTACTTTTTAAGTGTTGATACATCCACCACTCATCAGATTGCCACTGGTCCAACGATGAAACAAGCCGATGAAGTTTTGTCACCAATCAGAACCGCTATTGTTCGTGCTCGAGGACCACTCTTTCAGTTTTTAACAGAAGGATCGATTCAGAACACCACCGGCTCGCGAGCCAATCGCGTTAAATTAGCCTCAACCAAAAAGGGTATTGAAAATTTCTTGACAAATTCAATTCTTGAAATCCGACCAATGTCAATTGATAAACTTCAAGGCCTTCGACCCAAAATAGCATCAGTTGACGAATGGTTATCTGGAGATATTCGGGAGGATGTTGTAGGTGCGATAGAACAAGGAGCTTCAAAACTTGATGACTATTTAATTATTGCCATTAGTTCGGAAGGTACAGTTCGTAATAGTTCGGGTGACACAATCAAAATGGAATTAATGAATATTCTTAAGGGAGAGTACATTAATCCGCATGTTTCAATCTGGTACTATCGATTAGACGACGTTAATGAAGTAAATAATCCTGATATGTGGGTAAAAGCAAATCCAAACATTGGTAAAACCGTCACATATGAAGCTTATCAACTCGATGTTGAGCGAGCAGAGAATGCTCCAGCCACTCGTAATGATATTCTTGCTAAGCGCTTCGGAATCCCAATGGAAGGCTACACGTATTTCTTCACTTATGAGGAGACACTCCCACATCGTCAGAGAGATTTCTGGTCTATGGCATGTGCACTTGGAGGAGATCTCTCACAAGGAGATGACTTCTGTGCATTTACCTTTATGTTTCCCTTACCAGGTGGAAAATTTGGTGTTAAAACACGGTGTTATATTTCCTCATTAACTCTGATGAAATTACCTAGTGCTATGCGATTAAAATATGATCAATTTCTTGAAGAAGGGTCTTTGATGGTCTTAGATTGCACCGTTCTTGATATGATGGATGTTTATGACGATCTCGACAAGTTTATTATTGATTGTGCATATGATGTTCGTTGTTTTGGATTTGACCCCTACAACGCCAAAGAATTCATTACTCGTTGGGAAGCGGAAAATGGGGCGTTTGGTATTGAAAAGGTTATACAGGGAGTTAAGACCGAATCAGTTCCTCTGGGAGAACTCAAGACTTTATCAGAAGAGAGAATGCTCATATTTGATCAAGATTTAATGTCCTTTGCTATGGGAAATGCTATCACTTTGGAAGACACAAATGGTAATCGTAAACTTTTGAAGAAGCGATATGATCAGAAGATCGATAGTGTCTCCGCCTTAATGGATGCTTGGATTGCTTATAAACTTAATAAAGACTCATTTGAATAGAAGGGAGGTTATTTCTTGAAGCTTATAAGTCAGGAAGAATTGGAAATTTATCACTTTGGTGTTCCCGGTATGAGATGGGGACAACGCAAAGTCAGACAAGTTTCAAGACTCGAAGAAAAAGTAAAAAAATTAGAGTCTAAAGGAAAAATTGGTTCTGCTTCCAGAAAAAATGAAAAACTTAAGGTTCTAAAGAAAAGATTACCCTCTACATTAGAGGTTGCAGAGATTGGGCAAAGAATCAAGGATGGAACAAATATTGCTCAGAAGATACTCATGATTGATAGGCATCGCATGATTAATGAATTAAAAAAGGGAAATGCTACATCTGGAGAAAAAGCTGTGGAGGCTATTCTATATCAAGTTGGACTGTTTCCCTTTGGTGGATCGCTGAATCAAGCAGTGGCAATTGAAGGTCGTATAAGATATGGTACTGTAAAAAATAAAGGAGAATAAAAAATGAATCAACTTACAACCGAAGAGAAAAAGACCCTTAACCAGATCTCTCAGCAGAGAGACGCCGATGTTAGCCTTGGGGATATTCTTCATTCCTTTATTGCTGAAGCAGGAATCCAAACCGGAACGCCTGTGAACGCTGTCAACGCAACGGAGACTCTTGAGATTACTGGTGTAGTTGTCGATGGCGAAACTGTTTCTATTGGTGCGGATGTCTATGAGTTCATGACCGACGAAGCTCAGACCAAAACGGCCCCGACAAACAAAGCAGTCAACATCAAAGCTTCCGCTGTCAAAGCGAGCAACACCTTAACCATGGATACTCAACCGACATCGGGCAATACCATGTGGATTGGCACAAAGGTTTATACATTCGTGCCCATTGGCACGGCTAATGCCGAAGGCGAAGTCTCCGTTGGTGATTCTCTTGCTGCTGCCAAACTGAATACCGTCGCCGCAATCAATGGTACTGATGGGTTTAACAATCCTAGTGCCGAAGTTACGGCTAGTGCCTTTGTTGGCGATGTTTGCACTCTGACCGCTCTTGTTGGTGGTACCATTGGCAATGCCATTCCCACAACTGAGACCTTCTCTGCCGGGACAAACGTCTTCTCAGCTGTTGTTCTTGAGAATGGTGCAGACTGCATCGCCGCAAACGCCGTTACAGCTCTTGTTGCCGCTATTACAGCTCTGGATACTCAGGGCGTTGGTGCTGCCGATGGTGCTGGTGATACCGTTGTTCTTACCGCTGATGCTGGTGGTGTTGCCGGTAATGACATTACTCTTGCTGAGACAATGGCAAATGGTAACTTTGTTGCTGCTGCAACCGAGTTGAGTGGTGGAATTGATGGAACCGTCGCAGTTGGAAGAACTCTGCTTATTGATGCAACCTATCTGTATATTGCAGCTGCTGGAAACACCGTTGCTCAGAAGAATTGGCGTCGAATTGCTCTTGGTGCTGCCTATTAATTTTTCAAAATAACAGCAATTGAAAGGAGTCCTTAGATGCCAGAAACGATGACTAATAGACTCAAACATGCGTGGAACGCATTTAAAAGTCGAGACCCGACGCCCGTTCGAGATCTCGGAAATAGTTCATCTCATAATCAAGCTAGACAAAGAATGCATATTACAAGTGAAAGATCAATGATTATTTCGACATATTGTCGAATAGCTTTGGATGTTGCGTCTGTTAATATTCAACATGTTCGTTTGGATGACAATGATCGATTTTCGGAGACAATGGACTCCAGTTTAAACTGGATTCTAACTCAAGAAGCTAATATTGATCAAACAAGTCGTGCTTTTATTCAAGATGTTGTCATGTCAATGTTTGATGAAGGCGTTGTTGCAGTGGTCCCAGTCGAGACAAGCAAAGATCCAAAAATTACAGAAGCTTTTCAGATTGAGAGTTGTCGAACTGGCCGAATTGTTGAATGGTTTCCAAAAAACGTTCGAGTTAGACTTTATAATGACCAAACGGGTCTACATGAAGAACTAATTCTTCCTAAGAGTCGTGTCGCTATCATTGAGAATCCTCTATATGCCATAATGAATGAGCCAAATGGCACGCTTAAACGCTTGCTTCGCAAACTCTCAATTCTAGATGCAATTGATGAGCAAAGTGGGGCTGGTAAATTGGATTTGATTATTCAGTTACCATATGTTATCAAGACCGAAGCACGTAGACAGCAAGCTGAGGATCGTCGTAAGGATATTGAACTACAACTTTCAGGATCTAAGTATGGTATTGCCTATACCGATGGAACAGAACGTATAACTCAACTAAATCGCCCTGCTGAGAACAACCTTATGGCTCAAATTCAGTATCTAACGAGTATGCTATATAGCCAGTTAGGACTGACTGAAGAAGTTTTTAATGGTAAAGCGGACGAAGCAGCGATGTTGAATTATAATAATCGAACCATAATTCCGATCATTACAGCCATCATTGACGAGTTTAAGCGTAAATTTCTAACTAAAACAGCCAGATCTCAAGGTCAATCTATCATGTATTTCAAAGACGTATTTAGTCTTGTTCCCGCGAAAGACCTTGCTGAAATTGCTGATAAATTTACTAGAAATGAGATTCTATCTCCTAATGATGTGCGTTCAATTATTGGATACAAGCCCGATAAGAACCCGAAATCTGATGAACTTGCTAATCGTAATATGCCTTCTGCTGGTCTTGGAGCAGCGCCAACTACTCCAGATTCATCAACCGCCGCTTTTGACGAACAAGATTCCGAAATGAATGGGATTCTTGATGGATTGGATGCGGATATTGATGCTTTGCTAGCCGAGGACGAGGAAGATGAGTAAAACATTAATTCATGAAGACTATGATCCAGTTAAGGCACATGAGTATTATCTGAAAGTTCGCGAATTAAAAGGGCGAAAAGAAGCAGCAGACTCAACCGATTCCGACATCAAATGGACCACTGACAAAACAGCTCCAACTGAAAGTGCTAAGGTTAGCGAAGCTCCTGCTCCCGCGGCCGCCTCTGTTTCCGTTACAAGTCCAAAAACGGAAGCCCTGAAAGCCAAAGGGACAGCTCTTCGGAATAAGCTTGCAGATAAAGGTCAGTCTGAGTCCGGGAAACAAAATGCTAAATATATTGCCGAGCGACTTAATCTCGAAAAAGAAAAACAAGCAAAACTCGATGCTGTACCACCAGGACCAAATCGAGATCGGGAAATGATTAAGATTATTCGGGAATATGATGCTAAATTTGAGAAGATTTATGCAGCACAGCAAGTCACACCAAAGACTGTAACCAAATCAAAATCAACCAAGAAAAAAGCTGCACTATCGGCTCTAAAGGAGAAAGTTGCAGACGCTAAAGATTCATATGACGAGGCTCAAAAACGAATTCGTGAAAAATATGAGAAAGAACAGGCGGAACAATCTAAAAAACTTCTTAAGGAGTCGCAGTACAAGAAATGGGGTATAACTAATGAAAAATACTAAGTTTGATTTTAGTGGCTATGCTACTAAAGCCGGACTAACGTGCACAGATGGGCGAACTATCTTGAAAGATGCATTTAAGCATCAAGATGGTCTTAAAGTCCCATTGGTCTGGCAGCATCTCCACAATGACCCGACAAATATTCTTGGTCATGCCATACTCGAAAACCGAGAAGATGGCGTCTATTGTTATGGTACCTTTAATGATACTGAACAGGGAAAACAGGGAAAAGCCCTCGTTGAACATGGCGATATCTCTGCATTGTCCATCTATGCCAATCAACTTCAGGAGAAATCTAAGAAAGTGATGCATGGTAGCATTCGTGAGGTTAGTCTTGTTCTTGCTGGCGCTAATGAAGGGGCAGTCATCGAGCATATTAGCTTCGCTCATAATGACGGCTCGACAGAACAAGATGATAGTGAAGCTATAATCTATACTGGTCTTCATTTGAGTCATGGAGACGAAGAGGAAACCCCAACAACTGAGGCTGAAGCGCCCCAATCTCTTGATGGGTTTACCGAGGAGCAGAAGGCTCTTGTCCACTCGATGATTGAGCAAGCTATTAAGGAGAAGGCCATGCCTGTAACCGAGGTTATTCCCGAGACAAAAGAGGAGCTTGAACATGCCGATAAAACGGAAGACAAAACAGTTCAAGATGTCTTTGATACCCTGAGCGAAGAACAGAAAAAGGTCGTTTACTACTTGGTTCATGAAGCAACCAAACTCCCAGACGAAGAAGCAAAACACTCAAATACAGAAGGAGATACAAGCATGAAAAACAACGTTTTTGATAAGAGCACTCAGTCCCAGGAAAGAAAGACCCTGACCCATGACCAGCTTTCCACGATCGTGACGGATGCCAAGCGCTATGGTTCTCTGAAAGAGAGCTTCATTGCTCATGCCGTTGACTATGGCTTTGACCCGATCGGCGATCTGTTCCCCGAAGTCAAAGATGTAAACGGTGGCGCTCCTGCGACAATTAGTCGCGACATGACCTGGGTTGATACCGTCCTTGCCGGCGTTAACAAGACCCCCTTCTCCCGCATCCGTACCCGCTTTGCCGACATCACAGCCGACGAAGCTCGTGCCAAGGGCTATGTTACTGGTAGCCTGAAGAAGGAAGAAGTCATTACGCTGATGAAGCGTTCGACCACTCCTACAACGATCTACAAAAAGCAGAAACTTGATCGTGATGACATGGTTGATATCACCGATTTTGATGTTGTTGTCTGGCTGAAGGCCGAAATGCGCACAATGCTCAATGAAGAACTTGCTCGTGCTATCCTGATCGGCGACGGTCGTAGCATCGGACATGAAGACAAGATCAATGAGCAGAACATCCGTCCTATCGCTACCGATGATCCGTCTGTCTTTGTACAGCGTGTTCAGGTTGCGGCCGCGATGCCCATCGATGATATCATCGACGAGATTATCCGTTCCCGCAAATACTACAAGGGTTCTGGCGTTCCTTCCTTCTTTGTTGGAACTGACCTGTTGACCGAAATGCTTCTCCTGAAAGACCAGTTTGAGCATCGTCTGTACAAGACCATTGACGAACTGGCATCCGTTCTCCGCGTTGGCAAGATCGTCGAAGTTGAACAGATGAATTCTGCCGTTCGCGTTTCCGGTGATGATGAATTCCCGATCCTGGGCATCATCGTTAACCTGAAAGACTATACCGTTGGCGCCGATAAGGGTGGCCAGGTTGCGATGTTTGATGACTTTGACATCGATTACAACCAGTACAAGTACCTGATCGAGACCCGTGCCTCTGGTGCGCTGACCATGTACAAGTCGGCCATCGTCATTGAGGAGCTCCCTGCGGCCTAATCACTTAAACCTCAAAATGGGAGGTCAAATCCATGGCTAAGTTCTACGGACCAATTGGCTATGCCAAGATGACCGAGGCTTCCAAGGGTGTATGGGTCGATGTTATGACTGAGTATAACTATTATGGGGATGTTATTAAGAACATGAGTCGAACTAAAGAAGGAGAGAGTCTAAATGACAATCTCACGATCGACAATCGACTAAGTATTATAGCAGACCCTTTTGCTTATTCTAACTTTCAATCTATGCGGTATATCAAGTGGATGGGGGCCTTCTGGAAAATCACTTCGGTGGACGTACAGAGGCCCCGCCTCCTTCTTACTATTGGAGGGATCTACAATGGTCCTAAACCAGTAGGAGGTACTTAAGATGAAGTCACAACTTGATTTGCAGGAACTTTTCTTGGCTCTTGGAGTAGCAAATGTCTACTTTCAACCCCCAAGTAATCTAATAATGGAGTATCCTTGTATTCGTTATGAACGCAATGATATCGATATGAAGTACGCAAACAACATGATGTATAATCATACCGTCAGTTATAGTGTGACAGTAATTGACCCAAATCCAAATAGTTCAATTCTGGAACAACTATTGGCGTTGCCTTTGTGTAAGTTTGTTCGACATTATGCAAAAGACAATCTTAATCATGACATTTTCAATATTTATTATTAAGGAGGACCCGTAAATGACTAAACTTGTTTGGGACGCAGTCGGTGAAAGAACATACGAGACTGGCGTAAAGCAGGGCGTCGTGTATCCGCAGAATAATGTCGGTGCATATCCTCTTGGTGTCGCTTGGAATGGCCTGACCGCTGTTACCGAGAGCCCGAGTGGTGCTGAAGCCTCTCCTATTTACGCCGATGACATCAAATATCTGAATCTGGTCTCCGCTGAAGAATTCGGCGCCACCATCGAAGCCTATACCTATCCTGATGAATTTGCTGTCTGTGATGGCACTGCGGCTCTGGCTGTTGGTGTTATTATTGGTCAGCAGAAGCGTTCAGCGTTTGGTTTGGCTTACAAGACAACGCTTGGTAATGACGTGGATGGCAATGACTATGGCTATAAACTCCATATCATCTATGGTGCTCTGGCCGCTCCTTCCGAGAAAGCCTATGCCACGATCAATGACTCCCCGGAAGCCATCACTTTCTCATGGGAAGTGACAACTACCCCTGTCTCAGTCACGGGCAAGAAACCCACAGCCTCTCTGGTCATTGACTCGACCAAAGTCGACCCGGTCAAATTGGCCACCCTGGAAGATATTCTCTATGGTACGGTCGGAGCAGATCCTTATCTGCCTCTGCCTGATGCTATTGCTGCTATCTTCACAGAAGCTGCACCTTCAGCCCTTGTTCTGTCCAGCATCGCTCCTCTTGACGATGCGGTGGATGTTGCAGTTGCTTCCAATATCGTCCTGACCTTCAACAACAAGATTTCTAAGGAATCCATTGTTGTTGCTGAGGCTGACGGTACTCTCATTGCTGGCGCTAAGACCTGGGACGTGGCTGGAAAGATCCTTACCTTCAACCCGACTTCCAATCTCGACAACTCCACAGTGTACATTGTCACCATTGCTGGTGTTGTGGACATCTATGGGCAGTCGCTTGACGCAGTTGTCAAGAACTTCATGACTGTTGCTTAATCGGCCTAGAGGGGCTCTCTGAAATATGGGAGCTCCTCTTTTCACACATCTTGATAGGAGAAAGCACTATGCTTAAGAAGACAATCAAATACACAGACTTTAATAATAATGAACGAACGGAAGATTTTTACTTTAATCTTTCAAAAGCTGAAGTTATGGAAATGGAAATGCGTGTTTCTGGCGGCATGAGTGAATTTCTTAAGAAAATCGTTGCCGAACAAAATAGTGAGAAGATTGTTGATATGTTTAAGGATATCATCATGAAATCTTATGGTGAGAAATCTCTTGATGGAAAGCGATTTATCAAAAATAAAGAACTCGTTGATGCCTTTACCCAAACGGAAGCCTATAGTGAACTCTTTATGGAGTTGGCTACAGATGCTGATGCGGCTTCAAACTTTATTAAAGGAATTATACCCCAGATCGAAGAAAAATAATCAAGACGAGGAGGTTACTCCTTGGGATGGTGCCTTTTAAAGAAGGGATACTGTCAACTGATACAATATCAAAATGGATATTCTCATTGTGTGGCTAACAATTGCCCACTAAAGAAGAAGGAGGCGGAGCGAGAGAGTGTTACAACTAGAAATACCAGAACGTGAATTCTTTGATAATGATACACAGACCTTTACCATTTATAAGAAAGAAACGCTGCAACTTGAACACTCTCTCGTCTCTCTTTCCAAATGGGAAGCAAATTGGTGTAAACCATTTTTGACAACCACCACAAAGACGACCGAAGAGACTATCGATTATATCAAGTGTATGACAATCACCCAGAATGTCAAACCTGAAGTATATATGCATATGCCCCAGGAAGTTTTTGTTACCGTTGACGATTATATTAATAAGCAGATGACCGCTACATGGTTTAATGAGCCCAAGACTCAATCCAAGACACGAGAAGTAATAACATCAGAACTTATTTATTACTGGATGGTGGCCTTAACAATTCCTATGGATTGCCAAAAATGGCATCTCAATCGCTTATTAACTTTTATAAAGGTTTGTAATATTAAGAATCAACCCCCAAAGAAACAGGGTCGTAAAGAAGCACTTTCACAACGAGCCGCCCTAAATCAAGCTCGTCGTTCTCAGAATAACACGAAAGGATAGACAACTAGATGATGCATCGAAATTTTAACTTCTTTACATGTGATATATGTGGGCAAGGATTTTATGGACAGACGTTGCCATCAGATAGTGATGTTGTTTGTCCTGATTGTGTTGATGAGTATGCCAAAAATAAAGACTCCGATATAAGCGAAGCAAAGGCTGGTGGACAGTTTGTTAAATAACATAGGTCTAGTAACACATTGTATTAGTAAAATTGGTGCCAGATATATGTTTGGTTTTACGGGTATCGTAACCGAAACGATCATTCAACAGAAAGCCAGACAATACCCCAGAGTTTATACATCGACTTATATTTCAAAATGCCGACAGTTAATTGGTCAATGGGCAACCGATTGTTCTGGTTTGATTGATTTATATCTCGGCGTAGATCTTAACGCCTCTGGATATTATCTCAGAGCTACAAGAAAAGGATCAATTGGTAGTATTCCTGATCATATTCCAGGAATATTAGTCTTTAAATATGACAATGATGGATCCATTGGTCATGTTGGTGTGTCAGAAGGAAATGGAAATGTTATTGAGGCAAAAGGTATTGCTTATGGTGTCGTTCGTACAGTTCTTGCTGGGAATGGATGGGATCTATGGGCCTACTGTCATTTGATTGAGTATATAACTCCGGAGGGTGAAGACGTGATTAAAATTGGTGATAAGTATACAGGCTTTGTTAAGCCTTGGCAGGAAGCTCTTCTCAAACTTGGAATTAGTGTTGGTGAAGATGGGGCTGATGATTGGTTTGGTGGTGACACCGAAGATGCTACCAAAATCTTTCAAGGGAACGTAGGTCTTCCTCAGACTGGTATTGTTGATGCAGCTACAGCTAGTAAGATGTTTGATGCACTTCGGCTCGTGCCCAATGTTGATGTGACACCCTATACAACCAAAATAGTGGATCTTACTAAGCAAGTTGAAGAGTCAAATCAGACCATATCGGGTCTTGGTTTGCAGATTGAGACAGCCAATAATACAATTTCTGGTCTCAATTTTAAACTGGATGAAATTCTCCCAGCATTAGCCGTTATTGGGAGGTATATGCCTTGAAATGTGATGAGTGTTTAAATCATGCCAAATGGGAAAACGATAAAGAGGAAACTGGTTGTTTTTGCTTTAAAGGGTATGATTTGGCACACAACTTGAATTGTCAAGAGAAAACCCCCGTCCAGTGTGAAGAGCTTTTAAAGACAAAATAAAGAAGGAGGTATCGATATGTTTGGCATCTCGCAAAAAGGAGACTTCAGAAAGACTACTCGTTTTCTAACCCTTGCAAAAAGAATTGAGTATAAAAAGATCCTAGATCGCTATGGTAAACTTGGAGTCATCCGTTTGCAACAGGCTACGCCTATCGATACCGGTCATACTGCTGATGCTTGGGATTATGAAGTTGTGGTCAAAAATAACAATCTTTCTATTTTTTGGACCAACTCAAACATTAATGAAGGCGTGCAAATAGCCGTTATACTACAATATGGCTATGGAACAAGAAATGGTGGATATGTTGAGGGCCGGGACTATATTAATCCTGCTCTCCAGCCACTTTTCGATGATATAGTCGATGATGCATGGAAGGAGATAACTAGGCTATGAGCAAAAACGTTGATGAACGCGTCGTACAGATGCAGTTTAATAACAATCAGTTTGAATCTGGAGTTCAAAAGACACTCAGCACAATTGATAAGCTTAAGAAGTCTTTAACTTTTGATAAATCGGTCAAAAGTTTAGGAAGTTTAGGCACCGCTGCAAAAGGTCTATCTTCTATGGGTCTTGGTGGTCTTGCGAGTAGTGTATCGTCGATAGCTAGCAAATTTTCAGCTCTTGGGGTTATTGGTGTTACTGCACTAGCAAATATTGCTAACTCTGCTCTAAATGCAGGTAAGATATTTGTTAAATCCTTAACTGTAGATCCGCTAAAAGATGGCATGAGCGAATACGAGAAAAAGATAAACTCAATTGCGGTCATTCTGACAAACACAGAGAAAAAAGGAACCACTCTCGACGAGATAAACAAGGCATTAAAAGAACTAAATGATTATTCCGATTTAACTATATATAACTTTGGTGCGATGGCAGATAGTATTGGTAAGTTTACAGCAAAAGGTGTCGATTTAAAACCTGCTGTAGCTTCCGTAAAGGGTATTGCCAATCTTGGTGCTGCTACTGGTTCAACTGCTGAGCAAGTCAAAGGGGCTATGTATCAAATATCCCAAGCGATTGGTACAGGCTTAAAATCTATGGATTATATGTCCATTGAGAACGCCAATCTAAGCGGAACACTCTTAGAAGATCGGTTAAAAGAGAAAGCTAAAGCATTAGGAACATGGACAAAAGCCGAAGAAGCAGCTTTTAAAGAAGGAAAATCGTTTAGACAGACATTAGAGAGTGGCTGGGTAACTGGTAAGGTCTTACAAGGCGTCCTGACAGACTTGGGTAATGATAAAGCTCTCACCACAAAGGCTGGCGAAGTTCGAACCCTCACATCATTACTATCTACTATGAAAGAGTCGGTCGCTTCTGGATGGGCACAAACATGGGAAACGATCTTTGGTAATAAAGACGAAGCAACTAAATTATTTACTGGTCTAAATAAATCATTTTCTGCAATGATTGCCCCAATGACAGATGCAAGAAATGAAATGTTTGCATTTTGGAAAGAGTTTGGTGGTCGTGATGTTCTCCTAGAGACCTTAGCCAATATTCTAAACAAAATAGATCTTGTTCTCTCGCCAATTGCTGCATCCTTTCGAGAAATGTTTCCCAAAGAGGGCGTTGCCAAAATACTCAGACTCACCAATAACTTCAAATACTTTATTGAGAGTTTGACTATTGGCATCGAGGCCATGTATTACATTGGTAAGATATCAAAAGGGTTCTTTGCGGCACTCAGTATCGGTCGTCAAATTTTGGTTGCTATTGCTAAGAATATTGGTTATCTGATTAAAAAACTTAAGCCAGCTGGTAAAGAGTTTCGAGATCTTCTGGCTCGAGTTGCAGATTGGGTTGTAGCTCTTGACGAGGCACTGAAGAAGGGCGATACTTTTAATAAAGGATTCCAAAAAGTCGCTGACTTTATTGCTGATATTATTAATGGTATTGGTATAGCCTTTATTGATCTTATTAATAGTTTTGATCTATTTAATAAAGCTGATGTGAGTGGTGTCACCACTTTTGTTGAAGACGTTCAGTTGGAATTCAAACCACTTGAGCGAATTGGTAAATTCTTTACAGCTGCTTGGGAGACCATAAAGAAAATATGGCCACCAATCAAGAACTTCTTAAAGGTAGCTTGGCAGGTTATTGGTGAAAGCTTTACTAAATTAAAAGATTTCCTTGCTAAGGTTGGAGGAGAGATTGGGCCTATTCTTAAAAATCTGACTAAAGAAGATATCATGAAGATCTTTGAGGGGGGACTCCTATCAGCTATTCTAATTGGTGTTCTTAAAATTGTCAGTATTATTAAAGGGTTTGCCGAGAGTGCCGGTACATTTGTTAAAGGTGTCACTGGTATCTTTGACGGGGTTCGTGGATCACTCGAGGCCTATCAAAATAATCTTAAAGCAGATGTTCTTAAGAAGATTGCCACAGCTGTCGCAATTCTAGCAGCATCCATTTTTCTGTTGTCCATAATTAAACCAGATAATCTGAAAGGTTCTTTAGCTGCTGTTACACTATTAATTACAGAACTATTTGTAGCTATGATCTCGTTTGAAAAGATAGCTGGAAAAGAAGGCTTTCAAACGATAAGAAAAGTTAGCACCGCAATGTTACTCCTTGCTGTGGCCATTCTTATTCTTACTTTTGCTGTGAAAAAGCTTGGTCGAATGGAACTTGAGCAGATGGGGCAGGGTCTTTTAGGAGTCGCTGCCATTCTTATTAGTTTTGGTATCTTTCTGAAGGTTGGAAACTTTGATGGTGCCGGGTTTATTAAACAGGCTGCGAGCCTATTAATCATGGCCATCGCTATTGGGGCCCTAGCTGGAGCGGTTCGGGCTTTTGGTAATATGGACCCCGACGTCCTCGTCCAAGGCATGTTTACGATCGGCTCTATCCTTGTTGGGTTTGCTGGTATAACACAGATTATTAATAAAGATGGCAATATGATTAAGGCAGGTCTCGGTATTTTAATGATTTCCGCTGCGATGGGCAAACTAACCAAAGCTATTACAGTTCTTGGTGAGATGAAACCGGCCGTTCTTGAACAGGGACTTGTTGGTTTGGGCGTATCACTTGGTATCATTGCTACCGCATTGTTTTACTTTCCCAAAGATATGGTTAAGAGTGGTGCTGGCTTTGCTGCCCTTGCTATGGGAGTCATCGTATTAGCCAATGCTCTAGTCATCATGGGTACAATGGACCCCGTGAGACTCACTCAAGGGTTACTTGCTCTTGGTATTAGTTTGGGTATAATTGTGGCGCTTATGGGTATTATGGAAGGCACCATCGGCGGCGCTATTGCCATACTGATTGTCTCAGCTGCTTTGTTTGGCCTGGCCGTTGTTCTGGGGATGCTCTCCATTATTCCAATCGAGGCCCTCACAAAATCATTGATGGCAGTTGCCGTTGTGCTTGGCATCCTTGGTCTTGCTGCAGTTATTCTCCAACCATTTGTTGGTGCCATGGCCCTTCTTGGTGGAGCACTAATTGTTATGGGTATTGGTTTGGCTGCCGTTGGTGGTGGCATGTTCCTGCTATCGTTGGGGTTGGCTGCATTAACGGTGACAATTGTACCTGGCGTTCCAGCTCTATTATTACTTCTCGGGACACTCGTTGGTTTGGTCTTAGTTGCACCTGGAATGTTTGTTCTATCCGTTGCCATTATTGCTTTTGCGGCAAGTCTTGTCATCCTTGGAGCAGCCTTGGTCCTATTAGGCGCTGGCGCACTTATTGGTGGTATTGGCTTCTTGATTGGCGGTATTGGTCTCATTGTTCTCGCTGCTGGTTTAACTGCCATGGGCGAAGTCGATATGACAAAACTCTCGAATATTACCGACTATGCTGGCGATCTTCTCAAAGCGGCTGTTAAAATTGGTCTTGCTGGCCCTGGATTAATGGCCGGTGGTAAAGGTCTTTGGGATTTTGGTAATGGAGCAGTTAAGACGGGTGAAGGATTAGCGCTTATTAACGATAATCTTATGGAGGTTGTTAACAAACTCAAAGAAGTACCTGGAGATATTAAGACAACCGGAACTATTATTGTCAGTGCTTTGTGGTTTATGCTCATGGAAATGAACGGATTACTGATTCAAGAGCAATCAACTATCGTTAAGATTATCCGGGAAACAATTAAAGAGTCATTGATAACTATTAACGATAAGCGTAGTGAGTGGGTTGACTCCGGAGAGAATCTGGTTGATGGGTTTATTGAGGGCATTCGTTCGAAGGTGTCTTTGGCAGCGCAAGCAGCCGGAGCAATGGCCACTGCCGCCCTTCGATCTGCCAATCAGAACCTTGATATCAATTCTCCATCTGGTGCGTTCGAAGATGTTGGTATGAATTCAGATAAGGGCCTTGCCAAAGGCTTGATTAAGTATGCATACTTAGCAGAAAAGGCCGCCATAACTCTTGGAGAGAGGACCCTTACCCCTGTTATGTCGATGGCAGGAGCTAGTTCGTATGGTGGATCAATCCGCAGTTACGGGCAAGAGCCACTCCTTTCATCAATCTCACGAACACTTCAAAATGGGAGTCAGATTAACCCTACCCCCGAACCGGTTCAATCAAGCATGGATCTTTCCGGCATTCTAACTATCCAAGTGACGAATGATAAAGGTGAGATTATTGGTATTGCTACTAAAGCAATAAAAGATCTATTAAGAAGGGAGAGTCGCTAATGCCTATTTATGATAAAAATGATAATGTCCTAACCCCAGCAGTTGCATCAGCACTCTCTCGTCCTGATGTTATCGAGATTAAGAATCGTACCCTTGATGGTAAGTATCATGTCCAGAGTATTGGTGAGGCAGGCACGCTTTTAGACGTTACTGCCCACCTTACTATGGCTGAAAAACTTGTATTTGATGGTATTAAACGTACCATGGATCTAATCAAAGTCGTCTTTGATGGGCGGTATTACATAGGCCTTATTGATGGAGAATTAAGTTATGAGCGTCTTATTAATACCTGGGACCCGATGTTCACAGTCAACTTTACACTTATGGTGGATGAAGAGGGGGTAGTGTAATGTTACCTATTCCCTCTATTCTACTTGATAAAGTGAACCAAGCAATGCAGACTATCGGTAATAATGCCGAACCTAAGATGACAATTATTGCCCAAAAGGCTGCTAAGTATCTTAATCAGGGTAGTTTTCTTAATCCTAAGACGGTACGTACGGAGAATTCTTTAGGCCCTCTAGATATCTGTATTCGTCGTGAAGATAAGAATCAGGAACCTACCGAGATTGTTATGGCTTACATTCTGAATGGACAAGCCCATGTGGCAACTCTTCCCTATGTCCATCAGCCAGATGAGTTGTTTACATATCAGTATACTCTTGGTCCAGCTAGCGATGTTGCCTGTGACTTTGACGGACGCTTTGAATTGATAACCGATCGTACGGGCATTTACTTTGATACCGAGACCATCTGGTCATTAGTTACATTTGGTGAGCCATATATTGTGATGGTGAACTCTGGATTTACTTTGCCACTCTATCAAAATCAAGTTGGAGTGATGACCCTGGCTAATGCCGATGTTGTTAAGTGCTCATTGTTACGAGGATGGAAGAGTGTCTCCGAGATCTTAACTGATCAGGGAATGATCTGTGCCTATACGAAGACCGATGGAAAAGCTTACTATCGGAACTATTGTGAGCAAGAGGATGGCTCTTTTCTTTGGGAGAATGAACGCGAGATTACAGAGTTTGTCCCACCAGTGAGTAATATTTCCTTGTTTAGAGCCGCGGATTATCGGACTGGATTTCTTGCAGAGATTTCTGGAAATATTCAGATGCTGTTAACGGCTCGTTCATGGAGTGGTATGGCTGTTCTTCCAGAGTATATTACTGCTGGGGTTGTTACTGCAAGCATTGATGTTATTGATATTGGTTTTTATGAGTATAAATCATCTGATGAGTATATCCTATCCTCTGCTTATGATGCAAATATTTTGGTTTTTGGTGATGTATCCTCTACAATGAGAGATGCGTGGAATCAGGATGATGGTACTGGTGAGTGGGGCAAGCAAATTATTCTTCGTTGGACAGATTCAGTTGCTAACGTTGAAGCAAATGTGGCAGCTTTTAAACTTGTTGATGCTTATGGTACAACTTTCTATCCTTCAGCAGTTGCTCATATGGATTATCCAAACCGTATTTTATTAACCTTTGCAGATTTCAACAATGCATCTGATCTATGTACAATCCACTACACGCCTGGAACATTACAGTGGAAAGATGGAGCGTCTATCGCTGGGGATACAATTACCTTCCTTCCACAGAATCTGGTGCCAACATCTATTCCTGCTCCGGTCTTGTTGAGTATGGTCAATACGGATAATCAAACAATTATACTAACATTTAATCGTCCAATAATTTCTATTGATCCGGCAATTGGTATTACGGTCAGTGGATTTGAGCCATTTGCTTCGCCCGAAGGAGAGTTGGTCGCCACAACGTATACAAAAGACAGCGTTACATATGCCGATCCCGAGATATCTGATATAGCGATCGATTTGACAGATGCAACACTTGATGATACAGCCCTTGCTGGATCGTCTATTATATTGGGAGTGGTAACATAATGGCAAACGTGAAATATTTAATTGTTGCTGGTGGCGGTGGCGGTGGCGGTAGTTCTGGTGATGCGGTAACAGGAGGCGGTGGTGCTGGTGCTGGTGGTCTACTTTATAATGCCCTTTATCCGCTTTTCGAAGGTAGCTATCCAATAGTAGTTGGCTCTGGTGGTGCCGGTGGTGCTCAAGGAAGTGTAGGGGCAAAAGGTACTGATTCATCCTTTGACACACTGGTAACTTATGGTGGTGGCGCTGGTAGAGACGCCGATGATAATAATACAACTATTTCCAACGGTGGTTCTGGTGGTGGTGCGTCTGGATCTGCTGGTGGTGCCGCAGGAACTGGAATTTCTGGTCAAGGTTATTCTGGCGGTACAAAAAACGATCCAGCTGGTGGTAGTTTTGTTGGTGGCGGTGGAGGCGGTGCTGGTGGAGCTGGATCTGGACGTACGCGTGGAATTGGAATTTCAAATGATATAACCGGTTCGGCAGTTACATATGCTGAAGGTGGGTATGGTCAAGGCACATCAAATAATATAAACGCTGGTGTCGCTGGAACGCCAAATACTGGCAACGGTGGTAATGGCGCTAATAAAGGATCAAGTCAATCTGGTGGTGCTGGTGGTTCTGGTATTGTCATTGTTTCTTATGCAACAGGAGTGTTTGGTAATGATAGTTCTGGTGGCACAAAAACAGTAGTCGGTTCAGAGACAATCCATACATTTACCTCAAGTGATACACTTATTCTAACGAGTGCAAACCCTTATTATTCGGCTTATTGTGCAATAATTGGTCTTCTTCCCTTGAATAATAACGGTGTTTATACCGTTAATAGTTATGCAGCATATGAAATAGCTATTGCTCTTTGTGATTTAACTTTGACTGCCGAAGATACAAACGAAGTTCTTACACAAGAAACAATTGCTATTCAGGCAGCCTATGACTTACTAGTTGCTATGCCGACACTCCAAGTATTAGTTATTGCAGGTGGCGGCGGTGGCGGCGGTGGCTGGGAAGGCGGTGGCGGTGGTGCTGGTGGATTACTTTCAAATAACAACTATTCAATCGCCCCAGGAAGTTACCCAGTTACTATCGGAAATGGTGGTGCTGGAGCAAAAAGTGCCAATAGTTATCATGGACAAAATGGTGGAAACTCCATATTTAATGATTTAACAGCCATTGGTGGTGGGCACGGTGGTGCCGAAGGAGGTAGTCCAATTCCACCAGAGAATGGTGGTTCTGGTGGTGGTGGCTTTTGTTGGCAACTAACACCAGGAAGCGGAACAGCTGGTCAAGGATATGCTGGTGGAAGTGCGGTTGCCTCAGCGCCTTATATGGGTGGCGGTGGCGGTGGTGCTGGTTCCGTTGGCCAAAATGGTACGACAAGTTATGGCGGTGCTGGTGGAGCTGGTGTTAATAATGATATTTCTGGATCGACTATTGGCTATGCTGGTGGTGGAGGAGGGTCCATGCGAAGCGGCACCCAAGGCACAGCAACTCATGGGGGAGGAGCGGCAAATCTTGGCTCTACGGCAGGCGTCTCGGGAACACCAAATACTGGTGGCGGTGGCGGTGCTGGTGCAAACAGTGGAGTCGGTATTGGCGGTGATGGTGGCTCTGGTATTGTCATTATTCGTTATGTAACATCCGCCTTTGGTGAATGTACTGGTGGTACTAAAACAACAAATGGGATCTATACTATTCACACTTTTACAACAGATGGAACCCTGGTGATGGTAAATGGTGCCGATTATTTGCCAGAAGGCACAGCGACACTTGGTGCTTTTGTATTGCCAACAATGATCGCCGATCCTGAATCCTCTGAGATAAATTGGACGGAGGAGGTGCCGCTTGATACAACATTAGTTATCAAAGTAGCAATTGTTGACACCGTTCCTGAAGAAACAGATTTTCAGATAGCAACAAATGGAGGAGCAATACCTGGATTAGAGGCTTTGTCCTCTGGTAAAAATCTTTATATTAAGGCATATCTATCAACAATTGATGTAATAAAGACACCAAAATTGCTGACATTAGGCTATACAATTGTTGAACAGGAATCTGAGTATCAAGTCCAAATTAATCTAAGTTATGCAGGACGGCTGAAGCATCCACAGGGGAACATCAACGTTCTTTATACTAACGGGTTAATTGGAGTTGGTAATTCCCCAGTTTCTTCGTTCAGCGAAGACTTCATACCAGTTGTCAATCCACTATGGTTTAAACCGAACGATCCCGAGTATATTACAGCTGGAATAAATACGGCAACCATAAACGTGTTTGATGTTACATTTAAGATCGGACAAAATGGCGATGAATATTTGACAGCTGGCTTATATGCAGCAACAATTACTATAACAAACGTTGGCGGATTGCCGCTATAAGGAGGTAAACAATGAACATCAAAATAAAAGCACCAATTATTCATAACCGTTTTGATATTTTTAAGAATAACATACAAGTTGCTTATGCTGAGAATATTATTTTAAATAAGATGTGGACGGTTCTCTGTGCAGGATCACCACCATTTTATGCTATTCAATATGGAGATGGAACGGGAACCCTAGACGCTAGTCGAACAACACTTTTTCACTATATTGGTTATAAATTTCAAACCACGTTGGTTGATAGAACATACGCAAATCCAACATCTTTACTTCGGAAAAGTATTGAATTAGGAGTAACTGAAGCAAATGGTATAACTATCACGGAAGTTGGAATCTCAAATACCGACGTAACTACATCATTGGTTACACATGCTATGCTACGAGATATGAATGGAAATCCGATTAGTATTCTTAAGACGGAAGTTGATATTCTGACGATTTATGCGACACTCTATGCTACAATCGACGATACACATCCTACATTAAATATGCTGAGTGCAAATCGGAATGGATTGATTCGCCAGATATTGGGAGAGGGTGGAACAGATGCGGTTGTTGTCGCTGGACAATGTGGAGTTGCCAAACAATATCCGTTAGGACTATTATCCGCATCTCTTGGAAGTACATCAATTGCAGGAACATGGACGGCAGACGTAGCGAATAAACGCCGAACTCTAGCGACACCAAAATTTAATGTCAATGATGGTAATGGAGATATCCAAGAATTCAAGTTTGCGGAAATTGCTCGATTAGTTTTACCAGCAAGTGGTATATATGCTGGTCTTGATTTATCAGGAGTTTCTGTTGGATCTGGAAATGGTATAATTGAAGATTTTGTATTACCAAGTCGCAATGTACGACAGAGTTCCGTGGTGGTTAAGGTTGACGGCGCTCAAGACACCAATATTACAAAGACCATTATAAACTCGAGCTTCCTACAGATGGGAAGTGATTATTCTTTACAGATTCCGCAGATTACTTCCTCACGTTTTTCGGACGACGGGACGGTGCTTGCGATTGGTCGAAATGTCGCTCCATATGTTGAAATTTATGATTTACTTGATGGTTTGTATTACTTGCGTTCAGCACCAGAATGGCCAGTGAGTAATGGTAAAATTGCCTTGTCGGGGGATGGTGACACCTTAGCAATGGCATGCTCAGCTACTCCATATTTTCGGATATATGACTATGCTGTTGGAACATGGACAGCACGACCAGATCCAGTAGACCTTCCAAGTGGTAGCGGAACTAGCATAGGCTTATCCGATGATAAATCGGTTGTGGTATTAACACATAATAATTCGCCTTATTTTACTTGTTATGACTGGAACGGAAGTGTTTTTGTCAAAAGAGCAAATACAGGACTATCACCAGGAAGTACATGGAGTAATATTAAACTATCTGGTAATGGCCTGGTTATGCAACTTAACCCCGCCTCAAATAATGTCTATATTGTAGGATGGAACGGATCAACTTGGTCTGGACGTGGATATTTTGGTTCAACTCAAGCAGCTCCAGGAGGGCTATCTTATGATGGATCCAAAATGGTTATTTGTTCAGGTTATGGTGGTTCTGGTATTTATGAATGGAATGGCAGCATTTATACTTTAATGTCTGGAAGCCCTACTATTTCGCAAGAAGCAAGTATAGCTAAAGATGGATTATTTGTGGTTTTTACAACTGGAACACCGTATACAAAAGTATATCAATTGATAGACGCGGTTTGGACCGAAGATGCGAGATTATCAGTTCCAATAAGTTCAGCTGGTACTAATACGATTTCAGTATCGCCAAGACATATATATTTTGGTGGGACATATAATAACTTAGGAACAGGAAAATTATTTATGGGCACACCAGCAAATACCAAAATCACCTTTACAATTCCCCCCGGCCTAATCACCGCAGAAGCTGTTGGTACCGGAGACGGCTCTGATCTAACGTTCGATCTGGACCATACACCAATCAATGGTACGTTGGTGGTTAAACTAGATGGTGCCACCACAACCGACTACACTCTGGTTGGTACGACGATCACGTTTAATACTGCTCCGGCTCTCAATGTTGCCATTACAGCAGACTACAGATACACATGTTCTATAACAGCAGATTATACAGTTGATGGCATCCATAAGACCTCAACTCGTGTCATTGATCTGACATTTACAATCCAATATGGAGAGCCAACTTAAGAGGAGGTAAAAATGCAACTGACATTTGAGGCCCCGCAACTAGTTGGAGCAGGCACTAATCCAGCTGCAATACATACTCCTGAGAACATAGTGCAAGTTATCTTTGTTGGTCAAAATGGGAGTATATATGCCACTGAAGCATCAACACCAATGGGCGAGTGGGAGAACCGCGAGTTCAATCCTGCCTATATGATCTGTGATGATGTTGATGTGGTCTATATGAAGCTAAAATACATTGCTTCATCCATATTTGTGGTGTGGAGAAATGCTGCTGAGGTCGGTGAAGTGGTGCCGTACGTACCAGGTCTTACCCACTCGTTACGTCATCGCTTCGCCGTCTGGGCAGTCCGACAAGAACTTACAAAGTATCTCATTGATGGCACCCTAGATTTCACTCTAGACGACCCAATCGTGAGATTCACCGCCTCGTTTGAGAACCCGGCCTATGTTGTGTCACATGAGGATACAACTAACCTGACACCTGGTACATCTTTGACCCTGTTCTTCCGAGCAGGCGATAGTGCTCATTATATTATGGGGCGCTACTACGTTGATAAGAACGACATGGCCGTCTCAGACTCAACGACCTCTGTCGAGGGACGTAATGGTATTGGTAAGTTGCTCAAAGACCAGACGTTTGACGAAAACACGCTTTTCTCCAAGCAGAGTTTGCACTTAATTGGTGTAGCAATCTTTGAGGATGCTGGAATTGCAGACTACTGGGTTGGAGAGACCGCTACAGAACGAGGTATGAAATTTTCCCCGGAGATGAATTTGCTGGAAGGGATTCAAGAACTGATACAGACAACCCTATCTTGGAAATTGGAAGAAGACTTATCGGGCACCATCAAATTTGGCGATAAGTCCGATCCGGAATTTATTCCATATGAAGAATACACCTTTACTCGCAATACCGACGTATTCAGTCGTAGTGTGGCTCGTGATGATCAAGATGCATATGCACGAGTCTGTGTCAAGGCAGAAGGCGCGGCTACATCTACAACTGGTACAGTAACAGTTGGGACACTAAACCTTCGATCTGGTCCAGGCACCAGTTACGAAATTCTGCATGTCTTAACAACCAATGATGTCGTCAATATCCTGGAGGATCTTGGCAATGGTTGGTTACATGTTACACATGACGCCTTCGATGGTTATGTCTGGGCGGCCTACGTGTCCCAGCAAAAGGGTACGACTGGTGACTTCTATGCATATGCTGATGTTGACTTCCGATTTGTTATGGGTCGCCATAAAACGCTCCATATTACAGCGGCGAAGGATACATCTGCGGCAGACGCCCAAACGTATGCTAATGAGGTTGCTGCCTTACTTGGTAGTGTTGGTACGATGGAGACCTTTGATGGCCCCTTCAAACCATATTTGCGGTGTGGTGATAATGCTCGGATCATTACATCCAATGGGCCAAAACTACTCGGTCAAATCACATCAGTCAGTCATAAATTTGGTAAGAGTGGATTTAGCACAACATTTGTTGTGGACTCTGGTATGAAAGCTAATAAAACAAAGTTAAGTGATTATATTAATAAGATCTCGGGTCAGCAGTCTGGAGGACAGGCGACTAGACTTTATTAAACAACTTGGAGGAAGACATAAGATGGATCAGTGGACACATTTAATACTCACCGTTATAGGCTCAGTAGCAGCCTCGAGTGGTTTTTGGGCATTCATGATGAAGCGAGCGGAATGTAAGGACACTTCAAAATTAATGCTCCTAGGGCTTGGCCACGATAGAATAATGTATCTTGGGATGTGCTATATCGAACGTGGATGGATTAGTAAGGATGAGTTTGAGAACCTTAATGATTACCTATACGTTCCATACACTAAAATGAACGGGAATGGGTCCGCCGAACGTATTATGCAGGAAGTAAGGAAGTTACCAATACGAACATACAAAGGCGCAATGGAGGTAAACGAACATGCTATTATCTGACAAAAGTTATGCAACGCTTAAATGGATTGCTCAATACTTTCTTCCGGCATCTGGCACATTATATTTTGCCCTGGCTAAGATTTGGGGACTCCCCTACGGAGAAGAAATCGTAGGTACCATCTCAGCAATCGACATCTTCTTGGGTGTACTTCTGGGGCTCAGCACCGCGGCTTATAAGAAGTCTGACGCTAGTTCGGACGGCACATTGATGATTGATACAACGAGTGCGGCCAAAGATATCTATAGACTAAGTATGAACGGTGAACTGACGGATCTGGCGGGTAAGACCACCGTGACCTTTAAAGTTGATCCGAACGCTAAACTGTAATTTACAAAAAGCATCAAAATGGGAGGAGATCGTGCTGATAACACGGCCTCTTCCTTTTTCCCTCGCATCAAATACAGCTCCTATAATAGAAATAAAAATTAAAAAATTATAGGAGGACATGAAAATGACAGACTTATATTGGATCGAAGTTCTATTAGCAGTAGTAATCGTGATAATTGGTAGGAAAGAAATCATGAGAGATCTTAAAGAAATTGCAAATTCTATTTCTAAGAAGGGAAAGGTTTAACACACCTTTCCTTTTTTCTCGCACTTTATACAGTCCCTATAATAGAACTAATAAAATTATAGGAGGAAGAAAGTATGTTGAGAATCGTAAAAAGAATCTGGAGTGAAATCGTCGGAATTTATATGTTAACAGAAGTTCTAGCAAAGAAAATGCTCTATGAGGAGCGCTTTAATGAGAAGGTACCGTTATGGGTATGTCGTATTATAGCAGCTTTCATAGTACCATTCGCTTTTCTAGTCGGTGTTGGCAGGATAATCATGATGATGTTTCGCAAAGAGGACTGGAAAGAACAGATACATGAGGCCGAAGAAATTATTGAAGAACTATATGAAGAGGGTTAACACCCCTCTTCTCTTTACCTCGCAGGAAAAACAACTCCTATAATAGAAGCTATATTAAATTATAGGAGGATAAAATTATGTTACAGACAATGTTAACAGTGACTATCGTAGGGGTATTAACCCTAATGATCGTTGCCGAGTACATCATGAATGTGGTTGCAAAAATTATTGTCAACTTGATTACAAGGAAAGCTTCAAAAATTGAAGAGAATGGATAATTCTCTTCTCTTTTTTATTCGCTATAAAAACAACGCCTATAATAGAAACTATTATTATAGGAGGAATAAATTATGTTAGAACAAGATTTCAATGAAAATCAGGTTAAACTAATTGAACAAACCACAAGACAGGCAAAGGCACTTGTAAGGTTAAATCAAAAAGATAAAGCACTTGCGGAAATTGAAAAATTATCGCAGATGGCAAAAGATTTAGCGATTTACACGACCGTGCTGGAGAATGATCTTGGTGAGGAAAGTTCATTAGCATCTGAGTACAGAACAATTTGTGTGATGACAAGACAACATGAATTCGTAAGATAATTCTAAAAGAGGAAGTTATATTTAAAAGATATAGCTTCTGCTTTTTGCTCGCGATATAAACAACTCCTATAATAGAAACTTATGTTATAAGGAGGAAAAGATGGACAGTATTAAAAAGGTATTGATGACTATTATAAAAGTATTTGTAGGGATAGCAATAGTATATTATGTATTTTGGATTGTATTGATCGGTTGGTTAATGTTATCATAAGTTTCTAAACGGAAGTTATATTTAAAAGATATAACTTCTACTTTTTGCTCGCATGATAAACCACCTCTATAATAGAAGTAAAAATCTGAAAGGAGAAGGTAAATATGTTTAAGAAACTATTTAAGAAGAAGGACAACAAGTTGGAGGCGGAAATCGCAAGAACGCTTGAACAGATGTCAAAATTAGATCCGTTGGATGAGAGCGGCAAATCACAGATACTATCACAGTATCTGGAAACACTATATAAGGCTAAGGAGAAAGAAAATCCAAAAGCCAGAGTGAGTCCAGATACAGTAGTATTGGTGCTTGCAGCACTCGGTCAAACGATATTAATTCTGAAGCATGAAGAGCTCAATGTCATTACAACAAAAGCTTGGAGTCAGCTACTCAAATGGCGTGTTTAACAGCACGCCTTCCCTTTTTCTCTCGCATGTTATACACTCCCTATAATAGAATCATATCTATTAAAAGGAGGAATTATCATGTCAAAATGGAAGATCTTTTGGTGGGTTCTGGGAGCAATCTTTGTGGTACCCGTAGCAATACGGTTCACTATATGGATTATCAGCAGAATCATCAGAGCATTCACGGGACAGGTAAGTAGAGAAGAAAGAAAGGTTAATGATTCATTTGAGGAAGAGGCTAAATAAGCCCCTTTCTCTTTTCTCTCGCATCAAAAACACCTCCTATAATAGAAACCAAATATTAAAGGAGGACAAAAACATGTTCGGATTTAGTAAAATTGAAACAGTCGAGTTGACCGTGAAAATTGGTAAACACTGGGCGGTTGACGCCCTTGCCGAGAAATGGGCAGCTAAATATTCAGTTATTGGCCTGCACATGAACGTCGAGGATCAAACCGTAAGTTATACCGTTCACGTCAAAAAGACGCAGAAATCGAAACTGATCTGGGATGTCGAAAGACTAGTAGGAAGTGGGATCATGGTAGAGATTAAGGAAAAACCTTAGTCTCTCCCTTTTGCTCGCATAAAATACAACGCCTATAATAGAAACTAATAAACAAATTATAGGAGGAAAAAGAAATGTTTGAATTTATTTGGTTTGCATTAGCAATAGCTATCGGAATGATTATAGCAAGCGTAGGGATTACGCTGATATACTTATTCGTGATGGTGAAGTTCGGCAAAAAAATAATGGAGAAAATCATGAAATTTATGGAATGAAACATTAGTTGAAAAAAGGAATAAGAATTAACAGTTCTTATTCTTTTATTTTTGAAAGGAGAAATTATGCCACCAACAAAGGAATGTTCAACTTGTGAGTTCAAAGAGGATATTTGTACACATTCTGAGGTTAGATGTTGTCTGATGAATTCAAATTGTACCCATTGTGGAGGTACCACTTACGGTCATCCATATGGTCAAAATGAGAGTCGTCACTGTAGGACTTGCGGAGCCGAGTGGCCCGTGAATAAATGAAAGGGGAAACTATTATGACTATCGAGGAAACCATCAAGAAGAACCAGAAGACACTAATCAAAGCGGCCCTTATTACTGGGGTAGTTTACTATCTCGCTAATAAATACAAGATTGTTCCTAGAAAAGAATTCAATGGTATTGGCCTCATGCTGTCTGAGCTCCTAAACAAAGGCTATATCGAACGTGTGACAGAACATAGTGTCAAGATTGTTGAAGGACTAGTTAAACCTGTTCTGTAAAAATCCCCGGGGTTAAAATTTGGAAAAACAAAAGGAGAATCACAATGTCAAAGTATTACAAAACGTGTCCTAAGTGTGGTGCCAATTTGGATCCGAACGAAGTATGTGATTGTCAGAAGAAGGAGACAAGTAAATGAAGGTTGACGAATTTAATAAAGTTATTGAAATGCAGATTCAGAGAAGTAAGGATGTGCTAATTCAGAAGGCAAAGGAGTATGCAACTGGTGATAGGTTGCATAACTTCAAGATAGCAGCAGCTCTTGAGGGCGTCTCAGCCAGACAGGCACTTGCTGGTATGATGGCTAAGCATACGGTATCGGTATATGATATGTGTATGTCAGATAAAGATTACCCAATGTCAATGTGGGAAGAGAAAATAACAGATCACATGAATTATCTTCTTCTTCTTACCGCGGTGATTGTTGATGATATGAAGAAGCATGCCATCAAAGAAAGCATGACCATTGATAATATAAGTTTAATTGGTGGCTGTAAACTTGATGATCCCGAATTGAAAAAAGCAATGTATATGGCTCAACAAACACCCGTTGACTTTCATCCCCAAGTCTAATCGCATCAAAAACAGTCACTATAATAGAGAGTGATAGGCTAGTTTAAAAACGTAAAACGTTCGTAACTACGAAAGAAAGCGGTTCGAATCCGCGGGTCATTCTCTATTATTTTTGAAAGGAGAAATCACTATGAAAATAATCACCAGCCAAGATCTGATGACAATGATTATTCAAGGAAATAAAATGTTGGATATTTGGTTCTTTAATCCAGAACGTCAAGGCAATAAAAATTGTATAGTCCTTTATCCTGTTACAACCAGTATGAGTTTGACAGAGATCATGGATAAGAAGGTTATTATTGTTGATATGTCCAATAAAAAAGAAAAAGAAGAACCAACCTCTGAGGACGATTCTTTACTCTCGGCAAAAGCTTTGGATTTTCTGAGCAGGAAGGCTTATAGAAATTCCTCTAATGAAGAGAGGATTGGACTGATCAAATTAGCCAAAACATTATATCCTGGAGGTTGACAGCATGTCAGATGGCAAAAAAGTCATATTTAAGACTCGTTCGGACGTGATCTCAGGACAGACAGTTAGCATCTATGCCCGTAATGGTAAGTTCTATTGGAATATCAAATCAGTAGCTTTTGACACACCGAAACAAGCATTTGATGATGCCGCTATATTATGTAGAGGTATTAAAGCGGAAGAGAGGAATCAAAATGGAAGATAGTTGGGTAACAAGTGATGAAGGGCTACAAACTCTAATTCAGGATAATCCTTTGATTCTGGCCAAGGAACTAGCTAAGCCATATTTGATTATTGGCGGGGGTATGTTACTTGTTGGAGCTGGAGTTATGGTATGGATGGGTTTTGAGATGCGTAAGAATCGGAAAGCTAAGGAGGCCCAAAATGGCTAAGCAAACTTATATCTTTACGATGGACGAACCAATTACAGTATGTTCAAAATATGGAGAAACTTGCCCATTCTTCTATGAGGATGATAATGATGGCTCTTGTTATTGTACTCATCCAAATCGACCAAAAGAAGATCCATACTTTGGTCAACTTGATTTTGCTAGTCAAAATAGTCTTTATTTAAAACCAGACTGGTGCCCATTAAAAACCATTGACTGAAAGAGAGAACTAATTCACCACCAAAATGATAGGAGAAATCACCATGTTTGACGTAGGTTTTAAAGTTGGAGACCGAGTAATTCTAGTCGAAAAGGGCTCTGATTATGGTAAAATGTGTACTGTTATTGAGTCTTCTGAGACCAATGCATACTTGCCAGTACGGGTTCAACTTATAAATTATCGTGATTACTTTGATTCTCGAAAGTATGGCCCAGGAGTAACCGAACGTTGGATTCCGATCGATGATTTAAGATTAGCGAAGGAGAGATAAAATATGAAATGTATGAATTGCACAACGACCCTGATTGGTAAGTTCTGTCATAATTGCGGTCATCAAAATCAGGATTTCTCGAGAAGAGAGCCAATGTCTTTTCAAGAGATAGCTGACATCTTCTTATCATATCCGACTCCTGAAACGATCGTTGAAAAATGTGGAAATGATCGAATTGCTGCAATTAAAATGTATCGTGAAGTTTCTGGATTAGGTCTTCGAGAAGCAAAGGATGCAATCGATGAGGCATATTTTGCAGTTTATCCTCGTAAACCCTATCAAACATGGTAAAGGAGACATAAATGGATGAAAAATTTGAAGCTTTTGTTGATAAGGTCATACAAAACTCCAAGGTGCCAAATCTGCGGATGGATTCATGGCAACGCGAGATCCTGTCCAAATTGCGGGAGTATCATCAAACTCGAAAAGTAAATCATGATGATCAAATGGACGCTTTTGCCCACTTCTACTACTTTGGAAGAGGTAATGCTAAAAGGAGACCGCCGATGGAAATTTCAGCACCTTTATTAGAAAAAGAAGAAAATCTCGGACGGTATCACATTGAGGTGACACTTGATCCTTCTACTGGAATTTATACCATTTTTGTTCGGGATCGAATTCTAAATATTGCTCGGCAGAGACTTATTACCCAAAAAGACTTAGCTTTTGGACGAGATGAAGACTTTTTTAAAAAGCTTGTTGGCGAGCACATTGATGACTGTATTCGAGAACTAAAGGAGATACAAAATGGACAAGAACGTTAAAATGGCTCTGACTATTGCCGGTATTGCGACTGGCGTTTATGCCTACACCAAAATGGTTTATTTCTTTGGGTTTATCAAGGGCGGGTTGTTTGTTGTTCAGAAAGAAATTGAATTTGTTGGCACCGTCATGAAGGATAATCAAGAGAATAGAGAAAAGGAGAAAGAAGATGAAACTCCTGAGCCAGAGACCGAAAAAGAATGAGATTGGTCTAGATCCTGAGGAAATGAGATTCTGCTGGATTATGCTTGGTTTAGTTGCTGTTATATTTCTTCTTATGTATGGACTTATTGTAATCAGAGGATATTAAGTCGCGCCGAAAACAACTCCTATAATAGAATCATATCTATTAAAAGGAGGAAAAGAAAATGACATGTAATAATTGCCCGTGGGCTAATTATGAAACTTGTAAACTTTGCCAAATCAAACAGAACGATTCAAAAACTGGAAAGAGCTAAATAAGCTCTTTTCTCTTTTTCAAACACCTCAAGAAAGGAGGAAAGCCATATGACAATTGATGAAAGAATGCAGAAACTCGTCTCATTCCTGAATGATGCTGCTAAAGCTTATTATAGTGGCAGTACTGAGTCATCTCTCACAGATAAGCAATATGATTTATATTTGGAAGAACTGAGAAATTTGGAAGAGGCTGCTGGATATCATCTTGAAAATTCACCAACGAACAGGATTGGTTTTGAAGAAAGTGGGGATAAAATAAAGCACCCATTCCCTATTTTGTCACTCAAAGATACGAAGAATGTTGCTGACTTGTTATATTTCTTGGGCGAAGAGGAAGGCCTCCTTTCCTGGAAACTTGATGGTGTCTCAATTGTTCTTTATTATCGAGAGGGAATGCTGAACCATGCTGTTAGTCGTGGAGATGGTGTGTACGGACGAGATATTACAGAGAATGTTCTTCTAATGAGTGCTGTTCCACAGACTATTAGTCTCCAAAATGATCTGATCGTTCGAGGCGAAGGATGCATGGGAATTGATGATTTCGAGGCGCTCAAACAGACCCCAGAAGGAGAAAGATATCGTAATCCTCGTAACTTAGCCGCTGGACTCATCAACAGTAATAGTGCCAAACCGGTAATTATTGGCCGTTTGACGTTTGTTGCCCACTCAGTAATGATGATTAACGGGTACGGACGCAATCTGAAGACTAAGGATGAGCAGTTGCGATATTTGGAAGATCTCGGGTTTGATGTGGTACCTTATGTTAAAGTCGCCAACTATTTTCTGCAACAGGAGATTGAACGATTTACTTCCGACCTCCCAACCTATGAGTATCCGGTTGATGGGCTAGTATTGACGATGAACAATATTGATCATGGGGCATCTCTTGGTAAAACTCTTCGTTATCCGAGAGATACAATGGCCTTTAAATGGCCGGATATTTCCAAGCTCACAAAAGTTACAGGAATGAAGTGGAGCGTTAGTCCAACCGGATTAATTACCCCGGTGGTCATTGTTGAACCGACAGAACTGGAAGGAACTACGGTAAGACAGGCTAACCTCCATACACTGAAGTGCTTTGAGGATCTGCAAATTGGTATTGGAGATACTCTCGAGATCTACAAAGCTAACAAGATTATCCCGGAGGTCAAGGAGAACCTAACCAGATCATGGACAGAGACATATCCGCAATTTTGTCCTGTATGTGGTCATGAGACAGAAGTTGTGGCCTCTAATAAGACAAGAAAGCTCTACTGTACCCGGTGCGGACGTGATGAATTGACAGAATAAGGAGATATATGATGCTGGATTTGACGAGACTTAATTTGGTTATGGATATTATATCTATGATATTTCTTAGTTTGCTATTGTTATCAGTCGTTGGTATTATATTGGCCTTCTGGAAACAGATCATTAGTTTTCTAACAAACATCATTAAGGGGTGATTTTATGAGTGTTTCTGCTGTTCTCAAGACAATAGCGCGAGAGATTACGGACAATAGTACGGTTATACTCACTGGGTTGGCTGCTACAGGGGTTGTTACGACCACAATTCTGGGCGTTAAGGCTACTCCGAAGGCTTTATCGGTGATGGATAAAGAATATCTACATCGATTTTGTGAGGATCAAACTCATGCTGGATATACGTTTGAGGATTGGAAAGAAGACCTTGCTACTCCGTTGACAAAGAGAGAGATCGTCAAACTCACCTGGAAGTGCTATCTTCCGACTATTGGTATGGGTCTTCTCACAATCGGCTGTGTCATTGGCGCAAACAGTATTCATATGAGACGTAATGCAGCCCTTGCCAGTCTATATTCTCTGACCGAAAGCACACTTAAGGAGTACCAAGCCAAGGTTGTAGAGACCATTGGTAAGAACAAAGAGCTAAAGGTAAGGGATGATATCTCTGGTGACCATATTCGACAACATCCTGTTGGAGATGCGGAGGTCATATTTACCGGCAAAGGGGAAACTCTTTGTTATGACAGCATGAGTGGTCGATACTTCAAAACAGACATCGAAAAGGTTCGTCGTATTCAAAATAAGCTAAATCGGGATCTGATGAGCGAAATGTTTATCAGTCTCAATGAGTTCTACAGCGAACTTGGCCTGAGTAATATCCGACTTGGTGATGATATGGGTTGGAATATTGATAAGGCCTTAATTGATGTCTCTTTTAGCGCTCAATTGACTGATACGGATGAGCCATGTTTGGTCCTTAACTATGAGGTTGTACCGAGGCATAATCAGTAAGGAGGTCCAAATGGCTAATATTTTTTACATGAGTGAAGCTGCGATGAAACTGAGAGCTGATATTCGAGCTCTTATAGGCATTCAATATGAAGCAACCATAACGGATGACACTTATGAAGGTGGATATTCAATTACCATTAGTAAGGGCTCTCTTCATGCTCAGCAGAAAATATCCATGCATGATCTTATGGCACATCCATATGAAAAACTCGTATTTGAAGCCGTAAAGTGGTGTATTAAAGAGATTGAAAGGATGGAAACAGACAGCAATGTTCATGACAAACGAGGAGATCATATTTAGGTATAACTATCGAATGGAGCAGGACGATAACCGAATTAAGATCTTATCCGAGTTTAATTGTTGTACCAAAGAAAAAATTGCGGAGATTCTTGGGGTTGCTGTGCCAAAAAATAAGCATTATCCAAGACTCTCAGAAGAGGGAATAATTGACGATGAAAAAGCGTTGATAATGTATAAAACTGGATCTAGAGATGAGGATATTGCTAAGGCCCATCAGGTGTCTAAGAGTACTGCTAGAATGTGGAGACTTCGAAGGGGCCTTCCTCCAGTAACACATGCTCGATCGAGAAAGAAGGTATAAGATGACTCTTACTGAGTTTAAAATTGCTCTTCAGTTAATCAAGGTAATTTATGAGTCTGACAAAGGTAGTGTTGGTGGGGATCTACATCTTGTTCTCGACGATAATAATTGTGAAAGTGGGCATCTGCAGTATTGTTGGGAGCTTATACATGAGAATCCTATTTTATCCGGAGAGGCCCTTGAGGCTGAAAAAAGACTTCTCGTGCTTCTAGCCAAGCTCAATTATGCCGAGAGACTAGCTATTACCAGCTCAATCAATTGGTGGTATTCGGAATTTGATCCGGAAGAAATTGATGGGGAGGCATTTAACCCAGTAAGTTTAATAAATACATGGATGATTAAAAAAGAGGTGAAGACGTGAAATTAACCAAAAGAGTGATGTTGGTCCTTATGACGATTATTTGTGTACTCATCATATTTGAATTGCAGACGATGAGTGGTAAGGATCAAGTCACGGCTATGGCCAAATCAAATATCCAAGGAACTATTAATAAACAATATGGATTTACCGAGAAAGATATTTATCTATTAGCCCAACTTCTATGTGGCGACGAGAAAAAAGATGGTGATGGCGAATATGACTTTGTCGGACGGGTTACTTCTAACAAGCCATATTACTTAGAAATGAGTAAAGTCCTCTGTGTTGTAATGAATCGCCAAAGAAGTACTAATAAGTATTATCCAGACACTGTTCAAGGGGTTGTTTTACAAAAGAATCAATTTACTCCTATGTCTAGGAACCGAACATCCAAACCATCTAAAATCGCTATTGAAAAAATAAGGGAATGGTGTCAAGCCTACGATAACTATGATCCAAAGGTCCAAGTCATACCAAAATCACACATATTCTTCTGCGCTGGTAAGAATAATACAAACGTAACAAGAGCCAACTATAAGTAAAGGAGAAATCACCAAAATGAAAGCTATTGATTATTTTGATACTTACCGAACCAAACTGTGTCAGCCATTGATATCTTCGGAGGAAGCTACAGAGGTCTGTAAAACTATATTCTTTAAATTCTGTGATGAAACAAAAAAGCTTGCTGAGATTCGTCATGTCAAGGAAGATGCCGGACTGATTTCCATCATCAAAGAACAAAATGACAAATGGAACTGCTTAGTACGTATCCTCCAGAAAAAGCATGGAATGTCCGTCCTGAAGGAAGATGGTTTTGCCAAGTTCTGGGAGCACGAGATCAAAGGTCTGAAGGTGACAAAATAATGGAAACCGTGGTTATTTATGTCGGGCCCAGTAAAAAAGAAGCTGATGATATCATGACTCAGATGAATATCAAAATGATTAAGGAACTTCCATTACCCATTGTCAAAGAATCTCTGAATTTTCATATGCTCATCGAAGAAACTTGGATGCTCTCTGGTGTCTATCGGAGACAACAAGGAACCATCTACAAAGTGTTTGTGAAGGGAGAAATCACCAATGAAAGACGGGATCAGTCTTGAACAACTCAAAGAAAAAATGGACTCTCAAGCTCAACGTGATGTTGTGGAACTGAAAGAGAAGCTGGCAAAGGCTGAAAAGCTCCTAGAAAAGCGTGATCAGGAAGCATATTTCTTGATGAATCGTTGCACCCCCCTGTCTGGAGATGCTCTCTGTACCTATTGTGGTGTCAAAATGCGTTGTATACTCCTTCGTAAAAAATATCAGGATGGTATCCCTAGAGACAAAAGACTCTGACCTCGCATAAAATGCAACTACTATAATAGAGTGGAAACACTACTAAAATTAAGGAGAACAAAACAATGTTGAAGAAAATCGTTGAATTCGTCAAGAAGCACAAAAAAGCAATCGTGACAATCGTCGGTGGAATGATCGTGGTTACTTTGGCTGGTATAGTAATATACAAGTGCAAAGTGAGCGAAGTCCCCGGGATTGAACAGGCTATGGATGCTACTGAAGAAGCAGTGGAACAAGTCATTGTGTAATCCAAAATGAGTAGGACACTAAGAAGAGGATATTAAAGAAATTTAGTATCCTTTTCTTTTTGTCTCGCTTGGAAAACAACTCCTATAATAGAAACTATTATATTATAAGGAGGAAATCAAGATGTTTGCATTAACAGCAGCAAAATGGATTGGTGGTTTTATTGTAGGCGCAGGAGCAAAACAAATTGCAAGCACTATCGTCAAAAACGCAACACCCGAAGTAACACACAAAGCGTTGAAAGTGGGTTATAAGGTTGTGAGTTGGTTGATGATTGGTGGCTTGGCAAAAGTTGCTGTCGACGAATACGTAGATATCATTGATCGAGGAGTGAATGTTGGAAAGACAATCAAAGGTAAAATCAATAAAATAAAAGAAGATGAAAAAAAGAAGAAAGTCGCTGAAGAAGCGGCACCGAAAGAGGCGTAACAGCCTCTTTCTTTTTTGAAAGGAAAATTACCAAAATGAACGAGTTCTGGAAACGATTATTCTTTCTTTTAGTGGTTGCGTTAGTATATAAAATATTACAGGATATCTTTGTGGTAGTCCCACTAATCTTTGTTGGTTTTTTAATGATTATAGGTTTGAAAGTGGTCTTAGACAAATAAGGAGGAATCAATATGGGCGACAACATTGAAAAGGAAGTCTTCAAGAAAGAATTTCCATCTAACAGTCACACACAAAAGGCCGAGGAAAAGGTCGAAGCCCCAAAGGTACAAAAGATTGTCAACGGAAAGGTCAAAAGGCAGAAGCGCTCTTTGAGTAAGAAATTTGCTGATACCTTTCTTGCAGATGATAGTAAGTCCGTAGGACAGTATATTCTCTATGATGTCCTGATCCCAGCAGCTAAATCCATGCTCAGCGAGATGATTGGTGGCGGTCTGGACATGATGCTCTTCGGGGAGCGTCGTCGAGGAACCGGTTATGGCACCAACAGCACTCTGCGTAGAGATGGTAGTCGAACAACCATAACCAACTATGGTGGTATATCTAGAGAGTCCAGAGACACTCGTGATCCGAGAGATCGCAATCGTAGAGAACTTTCTAGATCAGATCGGGCTCGCCATAACTTTGATGATGTTATTATCCCGGTGCGTGGTGAGGCTGAGGATGTTCTTTCTCGTCTCTTTGATATAGTTGTGGAGTATGGTATGGCAAGCGTTGCCGACTTCTACGAGATGGTTGGAATTGATGCCGAATTTACAGATGGTAAGTATGGCTGGACCGATCTGCAAGGAGTCAAGGTTATTCGCGTTCGAGAAGGATATTTGATAACTTTACCAAGACCTCAACCAATTGATTAAGGAGAACAATATATGAGTCTAACAACTGATCCAAACGATCCTAATTTGGGGCATGGATTTGATGAAAAACCAGTATCACAAAATAAAATCTATTTAGTAATGACACAAGAAGAGATTGATAAGGGATATGTCAAACCATTTAGAAAAAGTTACAAGCATTTGTCATGCGGCTGTATAACTACAATGAATGATGCTATTGCCGCTACTTATGCTCGTGACCCATATTTTTATGGGTCAACCTATTGTTGTAGTTGTCAAAAGCACAGACCACTTATTGAGTTTGTGTGGATGCCAGATGGTGGCGAGTCAATGGATCCGACACTATAAGGAGATATTTTATGACTAAACGAAGACGTTTCTGCTATCGTAGAGGAGTTAATGTGTCCGGCCAGAATATCCCAAGAAAAGTAAAGACCAAACATCTCTATGTGGATCATGTTGATAAATCTTGGATCAGTGATAAAATTGGTGTCGGTGGTGGCGTCTGGTCATGTCATGAACCATATAGCCTAGCAAGGATTGAGCGTATATTCAATAAGAATTTTCTTCAGTTGTTTTGGTACAATATTTGTCTATATTTGAGATATCTCAAACGACGTATTAGGAGGACGGTATGACATTTTTTGAGGTTCTAGAAAAACTGACTTGGTGGCAACTGAGCTTTCTTGTTCTGTTAGGCATTGGAAGTTTTCGTTTGATGGTTGCTTTTATCTTTTTACCCATAACCGAACGTCTAGATAAAATCATTGACTCCTTCAAAAA